CTGAACAACACATGGCATATGTGGCTCGTGTTAGTAATCCTAAGAATCAAGATAATGATAAGTTCTCAGGTTTATTGAAGTATTGTATTAAGCATGGGCATTGGTCAGTGTTTGAGCAAGCATTTATGACGGTTGAAATTAACACTACTAGAGGTTTAGCAGCACAGATATTAAGGCATAGATCATTTACCTATCAAGAGTTCTCTCAGAGATATGCTGATAGCAGCATGTTGGGTGATACTATTCCCCTACCAGAATTACGTAGGCAGGATGATAAGAACAGGCAGAATAGTATTGATGATGTAGACCCTCTTGTTGTTCAAGATTTTAACAGCAAGATGCAAAAACATTTTGTAGATGGAATGAAATTATATAAAGAAATGTTAGATGTAGGTATTGCAAAAGAATGTGCTAGATTTGTATTACCACTTGCAACACCCACTAGGATTTACATGACTGGTAGTGTGCGTTCATGGATACACTACATTGATTTGCGTTCTGCACATGGAACACAAAAAGAGCACATGAATGTAGCAGAGGGAGTGCGTCGGATATTTACCGAACAATTCCCCACTGTTGCAGAAGCTCTTCAATGGTCTAAATAATTACCCTTTATTGTAAAGATTTGTATGCCTACCTATCCCGTTATTAATCAGAGCACTGGTGAAAAACAAGAACTTCGCATGTCTATGGCTGAGTATTCTGAATGGAGAGATATCAACCCTGACTGGGATAAAGATTGGTCAGCTGGTGTCGCTGGAGTCGGAGAAATTGGAGAAACTTATGATAAGTTAAAGAAATCACATCCTGGTTGGAATGATGTTTTGCATAAAGTTTCTAAAGTACCTGGATCCACAGTAAGACCTGTTTAACACATGCCAAGAAAAAAAAAGACGGATCAACCAATTGGGGTTGGTTTAACCACCAAGCAGATGAAAAGAAAGAAACCAATAAACATGGACTTTCTTCGGGATATTGAACCACTAACAGATAATCAACAATCTTTATTTGATTCTTATGCAAAGGATAAAAATTTAGTTGCATATGGTTGTGCTGGAACTGGTAAAACTTTCATCACACTTTACAATGCCTTATCGGATGTTTTAGATCAAACAACACCTTATGAAAAAATTTACATTGTAAGATCTCTTGTTGCTACTCGTGAGATTGGATTTTTACCAGGTGATCATGAGGATAAATCATCTCTTTATCAAATTCCATACAAGAATATGGTAAAGTATATGTTTCAGATGAGGACTGAGGCAGACTTTCAAATGTTATATGGTAACCTTAAAACTCAGGGGACTATTGATTTTTGGAGCACATCTTTTATTCGTGGAACTACTTTTGATAAATCTATTATTATAGTAGATGAATTTCAAAACTTGAATTATCATGAACTTGATAGTATAATGACAAGAGTAGGAGAACAATCTAAAATTATGTTTTGTGGAGATGCTACTCAAACTGATCTCATTAAACAGAATGAACGAAATGGAATCCATGATTTCATGAGAGTCCTTCGTTTAATGTCCTCTGTTGATATTGTTGAATTTGGAGTTGAAGATATTGTCCGATCTGGATTGGTTAAAGAATACATTCTTGCTAAGATGGAATTAAATTTATGACCTTTGAGCATTGTAATTTTTTAGGTGATCTTGAATTAAAAAAGAAAGAAACACCTGGTTGCCGACTGTATCATCTCCCTGATGGTCAATGGGTTCCCTCCATTACATCCGTTACTTCTTTTTATAATAGACAAATCTTTGTGGAGTGGCGTAAGAGAGTTGGTAATGAAAAGGCAAATCGCATTACCAAGAGGGCAACTGCTCGTGGAACTGATTTTCATGAAGCAGCACAGGCGTATCTTATGAATCTAGACATGGACTGGGAGCAGTTTAAACCTGCAACTAAGTTTATGTTTCATCATGCTAAACCATATCTAGATAAGATAAATAATATACATGCTATAGAAAGAACTCTTTACTCTGAATACTTAGGTCTTGCAGGTAGAGTTGATTGTATAGCAGAGTATGATGGGGAGTTAGCGGTCATAGACTTTAAGACATCGGAAAAAATTAAACCTGAAAAATGGTTAGAAAACTATTTTGTTCAGGAGACTTTTTACGCTGCTGCTTATTATGAATTAACTGAGATTCCTGTTAAGAAATTAATCACCCTCATGGTAACTCCTGGTGGTGAGGTTAAAGTATTTGACAAAAGGAACAAGGGGGACTATATTAAACTTCTAGTTCGTTATATTAAAGAATTTGTATCAAACAATACTGGGGCATCAAATGTCGAAGAATGAATTAGAAAAAGTTTTAGAAAGTAAGTTTTTTTGTCCTGCTAGATTTGCTCAAGAGATAGAAACTCTCGTTCAAGTTAACGCTAATATGAATTACATTGATGCGATTGTATTTTTCTGTGAACAGAATAACATAGACGTTGAATCTGTTCCTAAACTTATTTCAAAACCATTAAAAGAAAAAATTAAATATGAAGCACAAGAATTAAATTTTTTAAAAAGGAGTTCTAGAGCAAAACTACCACTATAATAAAATGAATTCACTTGAAATGAAAAAACTCGCACTGGGCACTACGTGTCCAGTGATGGTTACTAAGATTCCTAAACCGATTCTGAAAGAGATTGATGGATGGGTAAACGAAAGTAAAAGATTTAAAAATCATCCATTAGCATCACTGAAAGCTCATGAGAATGTAGGGTATCTTTC